CGACGACGTCCGTGCCGCCGACCTTGATCGCCACCGTGCCACTCGGCAGGGTGATGGTGTAAGACTTGGCCTGCCAGTCGTAGACCAGCGAGCCGCCATCATCAAAACGCCAGACCTCGACATGGTCGCGATTATCTGGCGGCGGCCCGGCATTTCCATACAAGCCCGGGACAAACGTGCCTTGTGACACGTCACCGCTGGGACTGATCAAACTGCCCTGCTCGCCCAAAGACGGTGCCCGCCAGTGCCTGGCCTTGCCGGCGGCGATGCTGTGCCACCGCACCCAGGCGCTGACCCATTCACTGCCATCCGACACGCGACATACCGGCGGCGAAGCGGACAGATCCACCGCGACCACGTAGCAAGCCTTTACCGCACCCGCGATCATGCGGTCATGCTGGGCGCTCGCGTAACTCACGGCAGATCCTCCGGCCTGAATTGCCCGTCACCCGGATCGACTTCAAACACCAACGACCCCGGCGGCTCGTCCGGCCACGGCCATTCCTCTAGGCCGAGATAAACTTGCTGAGTCCACTCCACCAGCCACACCGTGTATCCATCCAGGTGCGGCTGGGTCCAGTCCTGCAGCGATTGCACAAACTCGGCAGGCTCAACTGCTAGCCCCCATGTTTGCCCACGCAGCAGCACCGCCAGCTGAGTCGCTAACTGCACGGCCTGTTGATGATGGTGCGGCTTGATTGGGTCGACGATGATGCGGGCCTCGAACTTGAAGATGAGCGAGGTTTCGCCGGTACCGATATCGGTACCCGGCTCGATCTCGGCCACCTCCAAGAACACCGCTGGCAGCAACACGCGATCCTTAATGTCTGGCCAGGCTGTGACGGCCTGCACGCCAGGCAAGTGGGTACGCAAATGCTGTTCTACCGCCCGATAAAGCTGGTCCAAGCTGAAGGGTTCGTCAGACATTACCGATCCTCTTGAGGTATTTCTGCAGCTCAAAGTTGAGTTCCTGTTTGAGGATCTCCAGCAGACGCTCATCCGCCTTTTTGACCCAGCTGTCGAAGTGCGGCCGGGCTTGCTCCAGCGATACCTTGGCCTTGGCCAGCGGGAAACGACTGCCGTTTTCGGCGACCCAACCCGAACTCGGCCCGCGACCAGGTGACACCGTGCTGTCGGGGTAGTCGTCCGCGTTGAAATGCTTGCTGGCTGTGCGGATCCAGATGTCGGGCTTGTTGCCGTAGACCTTCTTGAGGAAAGCCCCTTGGTAACGCCGCCCCGCTACTGACACGCCGCTGCCGCTTTGTCGCGCCCGGCCGATCCGGCTGGACTCGATGGCGTTCAAACCGAACCACAGTTTGCCGCTCGCAGCCCCGCCGGAAACTGGATAGCTGCGCAACCGCTGACGCACCGCCGCAACAGCAATGCGCTCCGACCGGCTGACCGCTCGGGCAATGTGCGTGCGCAACCAACCCAATGTCTTGTTGATCGCGCGCCGATGCGCCGCAGCGGCCGCTTTCGGTACCACCTTGGCAAAGTCCTGGAACGCCTGAAAGTCAGCGGCCGAGGATTGGATGGAGATCATCCCGCCCCCGGCCGAGGGTTTGAAATAGCTGCCGACACTCATGGGCGCAACCTCAGAATGAGGGCGACTAGGCCGTCGCCGCTCGGTTCGAGCTGAATCAGGTCGTATTCACCGCCGCCGTCCAAGGCGGGCAAATCAACGCTGACCAGCATGCCCTGCTGCAGACCTTGCGAATCGCTGACACGGATCTCGAAGCGCGGCTCGCGCAACCCGGTGTTGAGCTTGCCGAACTTGGGTTGCAGCCAGGGTGCGGCGAACATGCCGAACACTGGCTCTTCGCGGCCCTCGATCCGTGCGGTGTCACCCAGTGTCTCGAAAACGATGTCGTCAACATCAGTCATCAGCTCGCGAATGCCCATGACTACATCTCCAGCAGGATCTGCGCCAGTGGCCGGGTGCACATGTGCAGCGGGTTGGACTGCGCTTCGCCGGCCATACCCTTGTTGAACGGCAATGGTTCGATCTTGCTGTAGTACGGCACGCCTTCGGTATTGACCGTTTCCATGTAGTCGGCGGGGGCGAACACCGAGATGTACAGGTCCGGAACGCCTTCGGGAATCAGCAGTGCTTTGTCGTCGTGCACAAAAGTGATGCCGGCGATCTTGCCGCGGTAACGCTCCCAGGTGATGCCCCCGTAATCGAAGCTTTCACGTGCGTCACCGCGCAGCGATGCCGCCTGCTGGGTGTTCAGGTAAGTCGCCTTCACTTCTTTAAGCTTCAACATTGCGTTCCAGAAATTCTTGCCACAGAACGCTCGCGAACCACTGCGGGTAACGCTTCCCAGAGCGTCTTCCTGCAAATCCAGGGCATCACCACACTTGATACGGAAGTCCTCGTCCGAGCCTCCAAAGCCCATCGACAAGGTCTTCCGTTTCACGCCAAAACGCTCATAAATATCAAGCAACACGGTCTTGCCGTCAGCGTCATAGATCTTGCCGTTCAACGCACCAAGGCGCTGAAACTCGTGAGTGACGTCCAACTGACGGCGTGCCTTGGCCAGGCGCTTGTTTACCACGTCCTGCACCGACTGAAGCTCGGAGCGCGTACCGAAAGCCCGAATGCCCTGAATCTCGTCAGCCTTGATGGTGAAGCGTTCCGGCAGGTGCACGGTGTTGAACGGGATCAGGTTGCGCTTGCTGCCCGACACAACGAGGCCGGACGTTCCACGCTCGCCGGCCGGTACCAGGGCAAGGGTATCGCCGTCTTTTTCGATCTGCACCGTCAGGGTGGTGATGCCCTCTTCCTGAAACAGTCCGAGGCTACCGATGCGCCCAGGTACGTATTCCTGTTCGTTGATGGCGGCGGTCAACGAGGACACCGAAAACGCCTCGTCGTTGAAGATTTGAATGTCAGCCATGAAGCAGTCTCCAGAAAACAAAAAACCCGCACAGGGCGGGCTGAAAATACTAAGGTGACCGCCTTAGCGAACGATCACGTTATGCGCGGCCAGCGCTTTCTCGGCGGCCAGATCCAGACCGGTCAAATGCGCTTCGCTGACCTCGGCCAGACGAACCACGGCGCGACCGCGACGGACAATGTCGGACGTGCTCAGCGGGCCGAAGAGAATCGCTTGCGCGTTCTCGCTGCCGTCTTCGGCGGTCGGGTTGTACGGAGCGAATTCGCCGGTGCTGGTGACCAGGCCGAGGATCTGGCCAGGTTCCAGCGCGGGGCCGGCGGCGACGTTGATCGCTTCGCGGGAAATGGTGCCGGCACCCTCGGACAGGAGGAATTCGCCGGCGTGCATCGGTTCACGTTGAATGTTCATGCATTAGCTCCAGTAAGAGTGGATCGTTTGCCCGTTTGCGCCGCTTGGCGTGCGGACCAGATAGAGGGTTGGTCGATTTGCTTGGCCTGCACCTTCGGCGGCGGGTCATCGGCCAGCGGCAAACTGTTGTCGATTTCAAAACCCTTGCCGCTACCGACCAGTTTGTCAAAGAGCCGGGCACGAACTGCCGGTGCATCCAAGCCTGCCGATACGTACTCGGCACTGAACTCCGGTAAACGCGCAGCGACACACAAGTCGTTGATGGCTTTGGCCTGGGTCAGCGCCGCCTGCACTACCGCTTCGCTTTCCAGCCTGGTGACAGCGAGCAGCGGCTCAATCAGGTTGCTGATGCCCGCCGCCGTGCAACGCTGGCTGATCAGCACCGCCAGTTGCGCGGCATTGGACGCCGGCGCCGGTGGATCATCCGCAATCGGCGGTACCGGTTCCGGTGTTGGCTCAGGTTCCGGCTCCGGTTCTGTGGGTTCATCGAGTTGGGCCAGCAGCTCAGCTGGGGCATGCTGAAAACGCTGCAACACGGCGCCCTGTCCCAGGCACGCTTTGACCTTGACGCCATCGCCGACCTCGTCGGCCAGTCCCAGCGCCACCGCCTCATTCGCCGTCAGCCAGGTCTCGGCGGCAACCAAGCGCCGCAGTTCGGTTTCGTCGATGTCCGGCGCCTTGGCCTTGTACGCCGCGATGATGGCTTCCATGGTCTGGTCCAACACATCGGCGACCTTGCGAAAGCTCTCGGCGTCGCCGGCGGCGTAGGTCCACGGGTTGTGAATCATGAGCATGGCGTTGGACGCGATGACCACCCTGTGCGCACCACATACGGCAACGCTGGCCGCGCTGGCGGCCAACGCATCGACCCGACCAGTGCAGCGCTCGCCCAGTCGCGACAGCGCGTTGTGCATCGCCAGACCGTCGAACAGATCTCCGCCCACACTGTTGAAGGCGGCGACCACCGGCGACACGCCGTCGTCCATCGCCCGTAGATCCTGAACAAACTGATTGGCGGTGATGCCCCAAGTACCGATCTCGCCGTAGACGAAAACTTCAATGGTGCGTTGTTCGGATTCGCCATTGGCCTGCATGGCGTACCAGCTCTTGTCCGAGACTTGCACGCGCTCGCCGGCCTTGTTGTAAATGCGCGGACGCGCCTGATTGCTCATGGTTGCTCCTTGTCTTCGAGCGGTTCGATGACATCAAGGGTGTTGTAGTTAAGACCCAGGCCAACGGCTCGGGCGAGGTCGGCGGCGTTTTCTGCATCGACTGTTTCGGCGTCGTAACCGGTACGTAGCACCATCTCGCTGCGCGAGGCGAACCCGGCTTTGACTTCCATCGTCCGCGCCTGCACGTCCTGTACTGGCTGGATGTAGGCCCATCCCTGCGGTACCCAGCGGGTGCGCAGATATTCGCGTCGACGCTGGGCGTAATCCTCCAGCACCAACGCACCAGACAGCACCGCCATGTCCATCCACGCTGCACGCACAGGACGACACAGCTGATGCACGTAAACGCTGAACTGCAGTTGCTCCAGACGCCGGCGAAACTCGTTGAGCACCACGCGCAATGCGCGGTCGTTGATCTCACGCATATCGCCGGTGAGGATCTCGTACGGCGTACCGGTACCGGCCGCAGCGGCCATCAATTGCTGTCGCATGAAGTCCGGGTAGTTGTTGCCGGCGTCGGGCGGTTTGGAGAATTCCACTTCCTCGCCTGGTCCAAGTTCCTGCATGGTGCCGGGTTCAAGCGCGACCATCGGCGTGAAGCCATCCCGATCCGTGACCAGGGGAGCACCCGTAACCGGGTCGCGCGGCATGGGACCCGATTCCGGTGGGGGTCGAGTGATGAAGCCGGCGAACAGGTTGGCCACTTCCTGGCGAAACAGCACCGCGTCGTCATAGTTGTCCAGGCTGCGCAAGCGCTTGAGCACCGGCGACAAGCGCGGCACACCACGCAACTGGCCGGGTTCCAGCGGTTCGAAGATATGCAGCACCTGCGTGGCAGGCACGCGCACCAGTTGGTTGTAACCGGCGTTTAGCGATAAAGGATCACCCGGGTGCGAGCGATACATCCAATACGCCACGCGCTTGCCGATCGGGTTGAACTCGATGCCGGCGCGGATCACGTTTCCGTCGCGGGTGGTCTCAAACTTGTCGTGCGGCACGAACTCGGGTGCGAGCAACTGCAGTTGCAGCGGCACCGCATGACCATCATCCAAGCTGCGAGGTCGCAAACGAATGAAGCATTCGCCGGAGGTTTCCACCGTACGTGCAGCGAGCGCTTGCTGGCCGTAAAAATCGGTCAAGTCATCGGCGTCCGATTCATCGACCCAGTCCTCCCACAGTTCCTGCAGTTGTTTGCGCAGGGCATCGTCGTCCGTCTTCGGCCGTGGATTGATGCCGGTGCCGATCAGGTTGCTGACACGCTTGTCGATGACGTTGAAGGCATACGGGTCGTTGCGCACTGCGGCTCGAGAACGAGAACGCAGATTGCGTAGCGCCGGAGTGTTGATGGTGTTCAGGCCACTGTCGGGTGCATCCCAGCCGGCGGATCGTCGGCCTTCCCCGGCGCCTTCGTAACTGGCCTTGATGTTCGACGGTAGCAAGAATCCGTTGCGGGTCAGCGTCGGATAACGGGCCATTACAGTCCCTTGCCTCCGTGATAAAGCCGAACTACACGTGACCGTGGGCCGGCGGCATTGAGCAGCGAGGTGCGAATTTCTTCACGGGCCTGCAGCAGCTCGTTGATGGTGCGGTACTCGACGGTCCGATCGCCGAAGCGCACGGTTTTTTCACCGCGCGCGATGGCCTTCTCGATCACGTCGAGGTGCTGTTGAGTAAAGGACATATCAGCGTCTCTTCAGATAACCGCTTGTAGAGCTGCGGCGTTGAGATGGTGAAGCTGCAGGTCGCGCGGGTGCGACAGGAGCAGCTGGTATAGGTGAGGTCATTTGCGCTTGTCTCACGGCCGCCGGAGGTGGCGATGGCTCGGCGGCTGGTGCTTGATCAACACGCTCGGCCTGCAGAGGCTTGGCCGGTGCATCATCAAACAACCCGGATTGCGCCAGAGCCTGCCGCACCCGATCCCAGTCATGTTCCTGGTACCGGTTGATGCCCAGGTAGTGCGCCATGGCCAGGCAATACACCATCAGGTCAAGAGCCTCGTTGCGCTCGGCCTTGCCCTTCACCCACTCGATGCGTTTGTGGCCGCGGATGTAGCGAGCGACCTTGCGCTCGGCAACGCACTGGGCGAAGAACTCGTCCGGCAAGTCGTTGGCAAAATGCACAGAACCCGGTCCGTCCGGGAACGGGTAACGGTTGTAGATCCAGTCCTTGGCCGTGTCGGTGCCCACGAACCACAGCTCGGCGCCGTGGCGTTCGGTCTGGCCTTTCCAGGTCACGTCAACCATCGACGGGCGCTGCGCAATCACCGGGCGGCCAGGCTTGCTCGCACCCTTGATGGCGAATATGTTGCGCCAGCGACGCACGCGGCAGAACTGGTAAACCTCATCGGTGTGGTGCCCGCCGGAGTCGACACCAGTGGCCAGGATCGCCAGACCGACGCCACAAGGATGCCGGTAACGCGCCTTGAGTTTCTCGTCGAGCACCGCCCAGGTACGCTCATCTGCAGGGTCGCCCCAAATGATCTGGTGATCGACTACCCACCGCTCCATGCCGATACCGAAGCCCATCACCATCAGTTCTAGGCGGTTGGCCTGAACGTCGACGGCACCGGTCAACATCATCACGCCGGCCGGCATTGCGCCAAGGCTGTAAGCTTCCAGTCGCGCCCGAGCGATCAAAACTTCGGCTTTGGTCTGTTCGAGTGCACTGTCCCAAACCTTGGCCAGACGGGTGTTATAGAACACCTGCATGAGGCTGGTATCGCCTTGGGCTTGGGCCTTTTTCGCGTCTTCAAATTCTATGGCGAGCGATGTCCAGTCCATCCAGCCCATCGGCGAGTACAGGGCGCTGAGATGAAAACCCACAGTCTTGCCGTCGCCGGTACCGTGCGCGCGCCACTCACCGCGGGCGAGCATATCGCCCTTATGGTGTTCTTCGATTAGCACATCACAGTCCAGGCCGGACGCCGCACATTTGTAATGCACAACGCTAAAATCGGCCGAATACAGCAGGTTTTCCCACTCAAGCACCTGCATGTGCCCACAATGCGGGCACGGCACGTAGTAGTGGCGCTGATCGCTGGACTCGAACAGATCGGCGATCCGCGAGGCGCCCTTGATCGTCGGCGAGCTGGAAAAATAGATCTTGGCGTTACGACCGAAGTTGGTTGCACGCGTCTCGGCCAATCGGATGGGATCACCTTCCTGACCAACATCGTTTTCCCAGCGGTCCACCTCGTCGCCGTAGATGTAGCGCGCCGACAACTCGGAAAGGTTAGCCGCAGAGCCCGCGGTGGTGACATACAGCGAGCCACCCTCGAATTCCTTGGTGTCCATCGTGTTGCGGGCGTCGCGCGAACGAGTGGCCGCAACGCGCTCGCGCAACACAGGGGTGGCCTTGATGGTCTTGCTGATCCGCCCCGACACTCGCTTGGACAGGCCGAGGCTGGGCAACAACGCCAAAATGTTCGATGGCGCCATGTGAATCAGTCCGCCCATCCAGTTGAGCGCGATCTGGGTTTTCATCAACTGCGAAGCCACCATCGTGACTACACGTCTGCATGGGTGAGCCGGCGACAGACATCGCATTGGCTCACGGGCATAAGGTGTTCGTGAGGTACGGTATTGGCCGGGCTCAGGTGCGCCGGTGTCCCGCGGAATCCGCATGTACTCATCGGCCCACTCATCAATCCAGAGATCGGGATCGGGACGCAGCCCACGGAAGTAGTTCTCACGGTACACCTGTGCACCGTCAGAAAATTCCGTGTGCATAGGTTCAGTTCACTGTTAAGGCGTGATCAAGGTCGGCTGAAGAGAGGCGCTCGGCTTCCTCCAGCGTTCGTCGGATTGTCGCGGTGAGGTGTTTTTCGATTTGCCAAGGATCGGTCATGGCCGCCAAGTCGTAGGACAGCTGAGGCAGCGGACCAAACAACTGATCCCGTAGCAATCGACCGGCGTCGTAGGCACCGGTCTCGACTGCCTCCCTCGACACCAACGAACCTTGAGCCTTACCCAGTTCGATCTCGGCCAGTTTGGCCATATTGTGCTCGCGCAGTGCGCGGGACTTCTGATAGTCAGGATGCTTGCCGTCGACCGGGATCAGCTGCGGCGGCGCAGCCGTGGAAATCGGTTCGGTCAGCGGGGACAGTTGGCTGTAAACGTCACGCTGAATCCGGTCTTGTTGGTGACGGTCAGCGACAGCGGCCTTACTAGGGTCGCTGGTTTTATCGAGCAGCGCCTCAGTGGCCTCCAGGTCGATCTTGCCATTTGCGGTGAGCACCAGCCGATCCTGGTTGGCCAATTTTGAAACATAGGATTTGGCCCAACCGCGTCGGGCCGCAAACTCCGTTTTGCTGATGATTGTCATGGTTAATTCTCCAGTTCACCCCACGAGTTCACCTGTTCACCTCAGTTCACTAAGCTGGTGAACCGTCCGCTAACACAGTCCCGCGGGTTTCCGACCCCGTACCCTTCAGATACCCCTAGGGTCCCCGGCGGTTTTCGGCACCCCAGATCGGTGCATCACCCCTGCTCGCCCCCGACTGGCGGGACTTCGCAGACGCCCAGCCGCTTGGCGGCCCAGCGTTCGTACAACCCGATGGCCACATCAGCACCGGCCATTGCCGTCAGGCAACCCAAGGCGCCCGCCGTCCAGATCGAGATGCTGGCCGCAATCATCAGCATCATCGCCGACACCCCGCAGACAATGCAGGCACCAGACCGAAGCGCGAGGCGGCGCAGCAATGCCCAGCCTCTCGCTCCATCCTTGTCGGCCCGCCACATTTCTCCCGATACGCCACCGACCAGAGCCAGGACGATCACTAACCAAATCGGCATCTCTGCCAGTGCTTGTTGCTCGCTTGTCATCGCCAACCCCTAAACGCAAAAACCCGGCGCAATGGCCGGGTTTGGTGGTGTGGTGCCTGCCGCTCTCTGCGGTCGCACCTATCGAAGATGACTACTTTTTACAGGTCGATTCCGGTGGCAGCAACCCCGGTTTAATGCCACCCAGTGAATAAGTGGTGAATGTGGGGTGAACGTCTAGCGAATGTAGGCGAATAACTTACCCCGGCATTCTGTTGTTTTGGCGGCGTCCCATACGTCCCACCTTTCAAAATCGAAGTGGGACGCCTGAGAGCGCCTAAATTAGGGGCTTGGCCCCACCGTCCTATCTATTTCTCTCCTATCTCGTGTAAAGGAAGAAATCTAAGAACACGCTTGCGCGTGAAGCGCGCGCACATTGTGCCTGCTACGCATATACGGGCGGGTGACGTTGCAAGGTGGGACGGTGGGACAGCCCTGTAAAGACAAGGCCCGCCCCTGTCCCACTACGTCAAAACATAGTGGGACAAGGCGGGCCGGTAGGACAACAACTGCCGGAGTTGAGCCTGGGGTCAAGCAGCCACCCCCATCAACATGCCCCAGATAACCAGATGGGCGTCATGCATACGCTGGTAGTAGGTGTTACGGCCACAGCCGCAATGGGCGTAACGCAAGCGCATATCCACATCGAGCGTGCAGTAATGCTCCCGCACAATCTTCACCAGCTCGGGGGCCAAGTGCTTTGTCACGATCAGCTCGATGTCGAGAGAACTCTCCAGCGGTGCACGAAAGGCACGCCTTCCACGGATCAGCTGGCCATTGCTCTCCATCATCATGGCAACCATGTTCCCCCCAGCAAGCCCCCCTTTCGAATGTTCGGAATGCAGCTCCTGAGCCCACAGTTTCAGCAACGAATCAATCTCCTTAATCATCGAAGCAAGGCTCCTCGAAAGCAGATTGTTCCAAAGCAGACGCGTTGCCCCAGCCCTCAGGTTTCTTGTAACCCCACAAACGAATTCGACTCTTGGTCATTGCTCCGAGCCGGTAGCGACTCCAGCCCAGCCGATGCAGTATTGCCCCGACCCGCATCTGCTCCGGCTTGCCCCAATGTCCCGGATCAAGCTTGAGCGCTTGCGTCAAAATCTCACTGCCGGTCGTAGTCTCTCCAATCTGCGATTCCTCCAGCCAGGTCAAGATCGGCGTCTCCCATTCGTCCACCACGAAACGCTCGTCCTGCTCCTCAGCGAACAATGTCGCCTCATCTCGCGTCACCCACCAGAGGTCACCCGCGTCGTAACAAAAAACAGCCTCGGCCCATAGCTGGTCGCGAATGGAGCGCAGCAGCTCTAGGTCCACCTTGGTACAGGATACCGGCCAATACCGCCGGTTACCGGTTGCGTCCTTCAAGTACTCCTCCTGGTTGGTGGTGCCAACAAAAACGCACTGACGCGGCACGTCCATGGTGCGACGGCCGTAACTCTCGCGGTAGGTATCGGTGGACGCCGAGAAAAACTGCTTGGCCTTTGTACTTTCCGCTTTGTTGAAGCTGTCCAGCTCGCCAAGTTCGACGATACATTTTCCGCGGATCGCCTGAAAACCGTCTTTGTCGCCCAGCGCGAACGGTGTGTCCATGAACCATTCACCGCCGAGAATGCTCATCGCCGTCGATTTACCAGCACCCTGCGCACCTTCGAGGATCATCACCGAGTCAGCCTTGCAGCCCGGCTTCATCACCCGTGCTACAGCCGAAATGATCCAGCGCTTGCCTACCTTGGACGAATAAGCAGAAGCCCTAACGCCCATGACGTCCGTCAACCAGCTTTCCAGACGCGGCACACGATCCCATTCAAGTTTTTTAAGGTACTGCCGCACCGGGTGAAACTCGTGGTCATGCGCCACAACACTCACCGCCTCGATGACATGGGACGCCTTGACCCGCAGGTTGTAATGCTGCGCGAGCCATTTCATTACCCGCATATCATCAATGTCAGCTCAGTCGCCCGTGCCCCCGCCATAAGGCGCTGCACGGAGCTTTACGATCTTCGAACTAAACGCGCTGAAACTGATGACTCCGGCCCAGCGAGGATCATTGGCGAGGATCAATTCAACGTTTTGCATGTGTGCGATCAATGCGCCACTGTCACTACGGGCCAAGAGATCTTTCCAACCGCCTGCGGCCGGCGGTTTGACCACCGCCAACACTTGACGTCGCACCGCCTCCAGCCCCTCTGCGACGTGCAAATCGTTGAAGTCGGTCCATTTATCACCGCGCTCACCGGAAAAGATTGGTGCAACCACCTGGCCACCGACGATCAGTGCCGCGTTATTGGCCTTTTCTTCACCAGGGTTCCACGCATCACCGTTCGGCTTGGCAGTTTTCCAGTCATCATCACGGCAAACGATCAACGGACAGCCCGCGAACCGCTCACGCATGGCCTTACAGACCGCAAGCAAGTTACCCGCATCGAATGCTACAGCCACGGTAAGCGAGGTCGCCATGTGCAGGCTGGCGCCAGTTGCGTAGCCTTCACACACCAGCACGGGATCACCCGGATCGGGGTTCGGTCCTAGGAGGTGGAAAGCTCCCTCTTTCGACATCCCGTAAGGCCAATACGTCTTGTCCCGGCCAGTGTCTTCCAGTTTGTTCGGGTAAATCACCTGAAGCCCGACAATGTCGTCCTGTGCATTGCTCATGGGGACCAAGACTGCTCCGGAACGCGGCGCGTATCGCACCCGGATACCGACGATTTGCTTGCGGTCCAGGTATTCGCTACGGCCTTTCTCCGGCATACGCTGGAACAAGCCATCCGCTCGCTTCGCCGCCCGGCGCGCCGCATTGGCCGCAACCTCAGCAGCACGACGCTTACCCTCTTCCTGCCGAGCGCGCATGACTTCGCGTTCTTCGGGTGACATCCGACCGGCTTTGACCTTGATCTTCTGCGTCTCACCCGAACGCCAATCGCCGAACGAACCGAAAATCAGCTTCTCGCCTTTCTCGGTGCAGTGTTCATGGGCGACGTACCAGCCGTTTTTCTCGGTGCCCTTATCCTGCGCCGTCTTGCACCGGGTGAGCTTGCCGAACACCAGCGGTTGCGCTGGTACAAGACCGTAATCCGCGAACTGCGCCAAAACTTCATCGAGCATGACGAGCTCCCTTCAATTCCGCGAGTGAAAGACAGTCCACACAATGCGTGCAGCCTGGTTGCGCCACACGACGTGCCTCTGGAATCGCCTCTTCGCACTCTTCACAGAATAGGTAAGAGTGCGCCGCCAATGCAGGTTTGGCGGCGATGCGACGTGCTGCGAGCGCTTGGTCGATACGCTCTTGGACGAGATCATTAGCAAAGTCTGCGATGTCAGCCACGGTCAGCACCTCGCGTGGTCTGATTGACGTAGGTGGCGCGGCTGAACAACCCGAGCAGCCCTTGAATACCCCGGAACACCTGCAGACGAATCGCGGCGAGTTCCTGATCGGTGACGACGCCGTCGCCGATGCTTTTGGCCCAGGTCTCGGCGAGATCCGCGACCTGCCGAAAGTACTCGGCGATGCCGGCCGTGAGGGTTTCAGGCATGTCGTAGGTGTAGGTGTCGGCCAACTCCTGCCAGACCGTATCGCCGACCAGTGCATGCACCGCATCGAGAATGCGGCGATCCTTGGTGAGTTCGAGGATCTCGCCGAACTCCTGAATGTTGATGGAGTGGCTCGGGTGGGTCGGCGACAGCTTGTGCTGCAGCGTGGTCGGGTTGCGACCGGTCGTGGCGGCGATGGCCGCTGCGCCGCCTGGGTATTCGCGAGCGGCGTGGTAAAGCGCTAAATCGAGCGGCAGGACTTCCCGCTGGGCCCGATCTACGGAACTCAGAGCGATTCGGCTCATGGCATTAATCCTTGAATGTTGCCAGTGCCGCACGACAGGGAGTGGTGGTACATTTGTCGTGTGGCGTGTAAGTGCCCAAACGCCGGCGAGGTTTCATAGACCAACACCGGCACCGTGCTGGGGCCAACAATCCGTTGTTCACCCCTAGCGCAACAGCTGCCAGCTCTGTGGTGGAAAAGGCAGCAACACCAAAGCTTCCGAGCCTTGGAAAACGCGAGAGGAGTGGGCGGTTTGAATTTGGTTTGCCTGCCAACCCCTAACGCGGCCCGACAGCGCTGTGGTGGTGCCTGTCGGGAGGAACTGGGCGACCTTTGGGTCGCCTTTTTTCTAACTACAAACTCCCTTCGCGTTGTCCTCGGTAATATCAAAATGCTCGAGAACCTCGACTAGGGAAACGCAACCTTCACTCTCTCGAGCTAGAGACATGATCAAACCGACGCTAGGATTTTTGCTCGCGTATCTCACGTGAATTCTGAGATAGCTCAAAGCAATGCCACAGCGGTCTGCATACGCCTGCAATTCATCTTTGTTGAGCCCTTTAATGTAATTTCGAAGATTCATGCTTGGACACCTCTTCGACGAATTTAACCTTAAAGGTTATTTTTTGCAATACCGAAATGGACATTCACCTTAAAGGTTATCAACGACACAATCAGCTGATGAACATTTCCGATATGCGATTACAAAATTTCCGAAGGGTCATCGCCGAACGCAAGCTACGACTAACCGATGTAGCCGACCTTTTGGGCAAGGCCCCTGCACAAGTGAGTGCTTTCGGGGGGAAAAACCCAACAAAAGGCATAGGGAATCAAATCGCGCGGGAAATTGAACAAGCTCTAGGCCTGCATTCTGGCTACCTAGATATGCCATACGGCCTTGGTGAGTTTAATAATGCAACCGTTATATCTCATACCGGTAGGAAGCTTCCTGTGATGGGATCGATTGCCGCTGGCGTTTGGTGCGAGCCGGACCAGCTATTTGACCCGAGAGACGCGGAAGAATGGATTGATGCGCCAGGACCAGTTGGGCCAAAAGCGTTTATCCTTCGAGTCGAGGGAATGAGCATGGAACCGAGATTTATAGAGGGGGACAAGATCGTTATTGACCCTGCTCTCGAGGCATTGCCAGGACATTTTGTAGCTGCAAAGAGGGCAAGGGATCAAGCAACAACTTTAAAGCAGCTAAGACAAGAAGATGGTGAGTTATACCTATTTGCACTCAATCCCGATTGGCCAAATCGAATCATTAGAATGAACGAAGAGTGGAGCATTTGTGGCCGGGCCAGATGGAAAATTTCTGATTTATAATCCTCCGGCTTGTAGTAGCCTTACTACAAGCCGCTCAGCATAAAATTTAGATAAAGAACAAACCGCTTACATCTTCTCCCTTTTCAGATTGCCTTTTTTTCATTTTCTGAAGCTCTTCAAATGCAACTAAATATTCGCTACCAATAAAACTCGACAAATAGGAGTTTGAAAAAACATTCAAATCTTTCGCATCCAACTTTTCGATCTCCTCACACTCTAGGCTACCACCATGTAAATCTAAAAGCTTGGCAAGTTCGGCATCCACACCATCATTATAGTTTAGCGTCCTTCCATAGACTCGATTCACAAGCTCAAACAGATAAGATTTATTATTCATACCCCTCAGCATAAAAGCGACGTCACGCCCATATTCAGAATCGAATGTCGTGATCCCCTTATACAAATAAGAGACTTGTTGCAGTCGCTCCATATCAGTTTGCGCATTAGGTGTCACAACTTTAAAAACAGCTTCCAAAGCAGGAATAAAGAAATCCTGCTCAATCATATCCTGATTAATATCAAATATCATTGGAATAACATCATCACCATCATTAGCAAAAGCAACCTTCTCTATCAACTCGAATTTTCGCTCACCAGTAAACCCAACTAAAAATAACGCTGTGAAATACTCTTGGAATGAACGATGAGTAAATGTCACCTCTAGCCCATCACGCTGCATGATACAAACACTATGCAGAAGATCATTCAGAAAATCTTCACTAGATACTGAAATACCGCTTAGCTTTACTGCTTTGTTTATAAATACACTGACATTTTCACTACTGAAAGAATAGTCACCCTCAACATAACTCAATGCACAAAAAGCTGAAAGAATCTTTTTGAAATCATCTATCGGCAGACCCGTATATGATTTCCTTCTAAACAAGCTCTTTAAGGAGTCATGCTTATTAAATAAAGTGAGAAAAGCTTGCTCATAGAACAAATGTATTTTGTTTGGAATCTCAGCAAATTGCTCATACGTCAAAAGCATCATTGTTAAAAGCAATGGATTTTCCGCAAAGCTTTGGTGCCGTTCATACAACGAAACATCAAGCTCACTTAAAAACTTCTCTTTGACATCAGAATCATACTTCAGCTTTCCAATTAATTTTTTGGCTTTCTCAATATCTAACGGCTGCATTTCGTATTGGTAAAAATCTTCCCACGACTCAAAACGAGTATCAAACCTACTAGATACAAGCATCATAATGTTCAGATACTTACCGGAGAGCTTTAACAATTGCCTTTCGAACAACTCCCTTTTATCCAACGCAACTTCATCAAAGCCATCAAATATAATTAAAACTTTCCCGAGCCTTAAGGAACCCTCCAGCTGCTCCATAGAAAAGCCCGGCTCAAAATCTGCGAGCATCTTAAAAATGTAATCTAGGATATCAAGATCATCTAAAACATTGAGATGACGAAGTTCAATAAATACTGGAAAAATCCCTCTGGGCTTCTCAACCAAATCTAAAAAAACACTTCTACAAAATGTTGACTTACCAGAACCTGCACTACCAACTACAACAAAACGCTTTTTGCTTTCGATGAAATTTATAACTTCACCTTCAGACAGAGCCACTCCCCTACTGCTAAGCAAGTCGGTTCTGACGTAAAAATCTCTTAAATTTACAGGCTCCCCTCTGTACAAGAGCGTTTTCGTTTTCGAGTATTTATCGTAATGACGATAAATGTATTTTGAAAAACAAAGCTCAAACTCAACTTTAAACTTATCAAATAAATTTTTAGACAAACTCTTGGCACTCATAAAAATAGGAGCACCAAACTGTTTTATAAGTTCAGGAACAATTTTGTTTAGATCAATATCTGTGGACATTCCAACTCCTTGTAATAAATGAGGACAGACGTAGATTCTGCCATTATTTTGCCACTCTGGGCTATTGGCTCGATTACTCCCCATGAGATTGGCAGGACCTAGAGCTACATCGAGCAAAAAATTCGAGCTTGCATTTGTTAACCTTTATGGTTAATTTTTTCTTCTCCTTCACCACAGAGCGAGAAAAAAATGCGTACCACTTCAAGCCTGCACATCCATCCAGCATGCGTCAGCAATCGCAAACTAATCGAACAGCTGCAGCTCGCCACGGACTGTCTGGTCGTCATTCATAACAGCAAACCCAAGCTTGTTGCCAAGTCCTGCCAGCCCTCTCCTATCGATCCGAACGGTGGAGGGCACGCTGCATGATCAAGTACAAGATCGACAACCGCACCCTGCAGTTGCTCAACGCCCAGGTTAACCTGACCGAGACCTTCAACCACGTCCTGCGCACAGCACCGAAGCGTGAATGCCTGGCGTTTCGCCTCAAGGCTGAACGCGGCACAGTGGAAAGCACTTTTGTCGTGGAGCTGGGCAGCGAACGCCACACGCTGACCCTGCCAAACGAGAAGAAAATGCACCTCAAACTCGCCGACTTCATCGAAGAGATTGCTAACGGTCCGTTCGACGCGAGCAACTCCAGTGACCTGGTGAATCGCCCGCATGCCGATCGTCAATACGGCCATTTTCTTGTCCAGGACAAGCAGCGTGTGTTCGAACTGGTAAACACCGGCGGCGTGCTTAGCCTCGACATGGGTTTCGAGATTCCCCTGCATGTGGCGCTGCATCGCACCCATTCACGCCGGGGCGTCACCGCCATCTTGAGCATCGGCAACAAGAGCCCGCATACGCGCTGCTTCACCCTGTACGACCCCGATGCCGAGATCTACGCAAAGCTCATTGAGTCCATCAACCACCTTGCTGCAGCGGCCACTCCTGCTGCGCATGCTGCTTGAGGACCGTTTATGGAACGCACCCTCGCCCAAGCAGCCGCTCAACTCGGCCTCTCTCGCCCCAAACTGATCGCTCTCATGCGGGAAAAGGGTTTGCTCAAGGGAAACCTGCCGGCGAACCCGAAGCGAGACAAAGCGTACCTGCGGGTCAAGGACAGCCCCTGGTATGACGAGAAACACGGAATGCAGTACAGCCAGTCGACTCGGGTGAAGCAGGCCGGTATCCGTTGGCTGGCCGAGCAGTTGGACATCGATTTTCCTGCCATCCCGGCAGATCGCCGTGACGTGGCCTAGGGAGTACGCCCGACAGATCATCGCCATGCGGACACGAGAGGAGCGCAATGCCGCGCTCCTTGAGGTGCCCGAGCATCTGCGGGAGCTGACGAAACGGCACTGCCTGAACGCCTGGAACCATCCGGCAAGAAAACAACGCAAGGAGGCCACACAAAGCCATGAGTAACGCAGCCCAAGCCCCATTAAGGCTACGCCCAGCCCCTGAGTCCACCACCATCGAGCTGCTTTACCGCACGTTCGGTGACGTGCTGATTCCACTGGACACAGTCCGCGAAAAATACTTCCGCAATCTCAACGAGCAAAAGTTCGTGTCGGAAATCAACAGCGGTCGGATCCAGCTGCCGATCACCACGCTGGACTCAAGTCGGAAAGCGCCCAAGTACGCCCACATTCGACACGTTGCATCGCTCATCGATATTCGCGCCTACCAGGCCGACGAAGAAATGCAGAGTCAGCAAGACGAGCCAACCGAGTAAGCCTTATCCCAAGGACTGCCACTACCAGTCCGCAATTGAACCAGGAGCAAACCAAATGACCGCAATTCAAATCTCCGCACTCATAGCAATCATCCTCATGACCGCCGGCATTTACTGGCTCGCCTACCGGAACGGATTCAACAATGGCCTAACTGAGGGCCATACAGAAGGCTACAGCGAAGGCATAGCCGTTCAGAGCGCTGACAAATCTGAAGAAATCCGAAACCTCACGCTATCGCTCAAGCAGGTCCAAAACAAACACGAGAAACTCTACGACCTTTACAAGCGCGCCGTTGAGGCCTCGCAACTTGGAGAACCTGCACACATCACCCTGCTGGAGATTGCAGAACAGTTGCGTATCGCAGCCGACACTTTCGCCACCTTCCGAACGGGAAAAAAACTCGAGCGCGAAACCAGAGCCTTGCGCGACCAAGCGCTGGCCATGGCAGACCTACTGCGGGTTGCAAATGAGGGAGAGGCCGCATGAACGTCACACTCTCCTACTTCGGACCGACTCATTATCGGATCTCAGAGCAAGGCGGCGCGCAACCTCACGTACGCGCTCGATTATCGACCGCGTTGCTCTGCGACAGCACGCGCGTCGACACTCAAGGAATAAAAAGTCTCTGCTGCGCAGCAGCAGGCATTAGTGCTTTTCCTCAAGCCGCTACCGAGGCACTTCCCCCCCAAGTAAGGCTGCGCCGGGCAGCGACACCCAATGCAACGCTGACCGCTCAGCAACGACCGCCCGCGCAGCTTGCCGAGGGGTATACGGCCGTTGATGACGATGCAGACTCAACGCTGCCGACCTACCACTTGGACAAGATTCCAGAAGACAAGATGGCCGAGTTGGTTGGTACTACCCGCCGAGCGTTGCAAGGCAAGCGCGCCAGAGGCGTTATCCCAAAAGGTGTTTGGAACACCATCGACAGCCGCATTTACTACAGCATCAGGAGATACGAGGCATGGCTAGAAAGCCAATGGGATTGCCCACCGGAGTTGAATTTGCTGGACAGTCCGTCCGCATTCGCTTCACCTGGAACGGGCAACGCCGTTGCGAAACCCTCCCCTATCCCCAAACGCCGAAGGGGATTAAGGCTGCCGCCGACTTACGCGCTAACGTAACCAGCCTGATTAAGCATGGCGTGATGGATGATCAGCGCTATGCCGAGCTGTTCCCCAACTCCACTTACGCCACCTACTCAGCGACTCCCCGTTTCGGGGAGTACGCCCAGGAGTGGCTCAACAGTCGCGAGATCGTGGCCGGGACACGAAAGAACTACCTCGGCTCGCTCAATCTGTACTGGATGCCGTATCTGGCAATGTTCCCCATGGACAGCATCACGTCAGTGATGCTGCGCAAAGTGGTAGCGAACACTGAATGGCCAACCCCCGGTGTGAAGCGCGCCGCGATCCAGCGCTTGACCACTGTGTTTGGCACCGCAGTGAAAGACGGTCTGATCAACCGTAACCCAGTGGAGTCCATCGAGCTGCCGGTGAAGACCAAGAAACCCATCGATCCGTTCACGGTGGCAGAGGCCAACCAGATCATCGATCACATATATAAGACGCTGACCCACTCGATGCGGATCTATGCAGCCTACTTCGAATTCGCCTTCTACACCGGCATGCGCCCCAGCGAGATCGCGGCGCTGCGCTGGGAAGAGGTCGACAAGGAGAAGCGACTGGTCAACGTGTGTCGGATCGTCGCGGATTACAAAATCGAGGAGCGAACCAAAACCCGCAACGAACGCCAGGTCATGCTCAACAGTCGCGCACTGCACGCCATCGAGCAGGCCGAGCTGGTGGCGAAGCAACGTGCCTTGCACAGCCGTCGTAAACGCACCGAATCGCCCTATGTGTTCCCGCCAACCAAGAACTTCGAGTTCATCCAGCAATCGAGCGTGACCGATAAACACTTTCAGGCTGCACTGACCGAATTGGGTATTCGCGCCCGTCGGCAATACAACTGCCGACACACATACGCTACCATGTGTCTCATGGCGGGTATGAACCCTGCGTTTATTGCCACTCAGCTCGGTCATAGCGTTCAGATGTTGCTATCGACCTACGCCCGATGGATAAACTCCAGCACTGACTGGAGTGAGCTCGGGAAGCTCGAAAACAGCTTGATTGGTACAAAATTGGTACAGGCAGAAACAGTACCCCTCTGAAACCCTTATGGAATCAGCCCCTGTGACACTGGAACAGAACTACACCGCGATTCTCGGCCAATTGGGCGAGGACGTGTCCCGCGAGGGCCTGCTCGACACGCCAAAGCGTGCCGCCAAAGCCATGCAGTACCTCTGCCGCGGTTATGAACAGACGCTCG